GTTTATAAATTTTTACCAATAATCATACAAACAGATGCTCCAAATGGAGGACATGACATATAAGCAAAAGTGACAAACACGCCAAAATCACAGAATATTTTTCTATTACCCCTAGCACCAACACACTTATATATCCCTAAATCCTTCATTTTTTTTACTAAACATCTTTTTGCTGGAATCTCAAGACCTTTATTCTTATATAATTCATATATACGTTCAGCAAATTCGTTGGTATTTATAATGTTATTTAAACTTACGGAATATGTGCTATTGTCCAAAATAAAATCAATCAATTGAGATAAACAGTATAGACCGTCTTTCTTTTCGATAACAATATTATCAATATAAAAATCCCCATTAACATAATCAAGAAAAGGAGTTTTATCTAATAAAAAATACCTATCAGAAAAACGATCACCAGACATACCACAATTAGCTTTATTCAACATTACATACTTTTTAGACATAATGTCAAAATAATACTTTTCCATTCTATTTAAATCGGATGGATTACATTCTTCCAATACGGAAAATTCAATATCATTAATATCATAGTCTGATATTTTATCCATATTTGGATGAGTTTTAGATTTAATCATCCTTTTATGACCATCAATTCTTTTAGAAATTCTAATAGATTGACCAACATAACAATAGTTTTTATACAAAAACATATAAATACCACAATCTTTCATTTTTATCAAATTTTAATTATGCAAATATAATAATAAAATTGATTAAAACAAAATTATCACACCTTATTTCCTCACCCCAAACTTTTTCCTAAACTCATCAATAGAGCACGCTATTCGCTGACCAAGATGGTCTACATACAAAACAGCATCTTTAATCATTTTATCATTCTCGGCAAGCATGTGGATAACACTGTCAACGACACACTCTTTGCCGCTACCTAATTCAACATACTTATTACCCATGACAATACAGTCTTTTTCCTTCAAAGGAACAATACGTTCAATCTTGCTTTCACGATATTTTTTCAGTTTTTCAAAGAACTCACGGTGCATTACACGCTCGTTCTCATCCATGATATAGTAAAATTCACAGCAAATATCGTGAACATTCTTTACCGTATTAACCTCATCAAGGTTGTCAATAACATTCTGCAATGCGTCAAAGAAATTCACATCATGCTCATCCAATACTTCTTCCATCATTCTGTCAATGGAAGCAATAGCCGCGTTCTTAAAATCAATATCATCACAACGAAATCCCAAAGAGATATAATTACGCAAAGAAAGAAGATTTTCCTTAAAATCAATTTCTACTCCAATATCCATTTCCTAAATTCTTTAATGTTAATACTATTCAAATTATTAATAACAGCATCTCCGATATCATCGTTATGCTTCAATCCAAAAGACAGGCTAGGGTATTCCCACCATCTTGCCACACGTCCTTTGTCACCCCACAAAGATATAGCTTTATTATCAAAGTCGGGGAACAAAATAACATTTTTTGGCAATTTATTTCCAAGCTGGTTCATTCCGCCACAAGCTATCCATATAAAACCGTTACCAAAAGCCATAGAAGCTATTATGGCTGTTTTTTCCGATTCAACCATACAAGTTATCGCATCGCTGCAATACTCCCCTAAAAACGGCTTAAAAAAGCCACGATGGGTAAACCCTTCTCCCGTAGTAAACTTCCTAAAAGCATGGGTTTCCTTCTTCCTGTGCCCGTTCACCCCATATCTTATCCTGTTGTCATGGCACACGTTACCATCCTTGTCGGAATACCAGAACACAGCGGATTCCCTTCCAAGACAGCCTACCTTGTACCTTGAAAACACATCATTAACGGAATCAACACCGAAAACACCTGAAAGGTACTCGTACAGGTTATTACCCTTCCAATGCCCGGCATCGCTAAGCCTGTCAACATACTTCACATCAACAAACCTTGATTCCTGTCTACCCGAATCATACTCCCTCTCGTAGAAATCCTTCAAACTCATCCTGCAACCGTCCGGGCTTGACAGAATCCTAAAAGCATCAGAAGCACTACTGCAACCGGGAAGATAAGACACGAGAAAGTCAAACAGGTTGACAGAATCACCTCCCTGCTCGGTAACGGTAATACTGCCCGACTTGTTCATATAGAAAACCAGCTTATCCTTCCTGCTATGGCTCTCAAGATTTATCCGGGCAGGCAACGTCCACCGCTTACCCCTACGCCTTAAAGGAAGCCCAAGCACAGTATCAAGATTGGCAAATATATACTCATAATCAATAGAACCCATGCTACTTAAAATTACGCCATCCCTGTTTTATATCCCTAAAGAAATCCTTCAACGTATAACGATAACCATCAGGATATCCTAGAAAATCAGAAAGGCATGAAACATATCCACTAGGCTTACGTCCACCAGTCCATCGGTACACCATTTCAGCAGGAATCATAAACACAAGAAGAACAAATAAAATGTCAACGTATATGAGAAACATGACAAAACGAATAAAGCATTTCATATCATTCTCCCTCCCCTAAAAGAAGTTTCTTCGCATAACGCAACGCAAACTCCCAATTGTAATAAAACATACCTAGCAAATCAAAGAACAGGCTATACACGGCATCTTTGTCACCATCGGGAACGGAATACATGATATCATCCATCATACGGATATCATCACTAAACCTGGCATTCTTTGTCGTATAACGCCACAAACCGCCAACAGCAAGTATCTTGGCGTGTTCATAAACATGACCGTCAATGGAATATACATCACAAACGTAATCATTAAACCAATCTTCATTGTCTAGTACACCACTAACAGGGCTTGCCGACAAAATCATATTAACAAACACACCAAAATGACAATACTGCTCTATCTTACCCGAATCATTATCAAACTCAACCTTGAAAGCATCCTTGCCACTCTCATTAATACTGGAAACCATGTCACTTACGTAAAGCGTCTTTAACCACTGGCTGAAATTATACCTTTTCAAACCAGTCCTGTTACGGGATTCATTTATCGCACACTGGGCATCAGACACACATACATACCAATCAGAAGTAACACGAATACTTCTATCAAATAAAACAATCTCTTTATTATCCATACACAATAAAATTTTTCAGCAAAAATACATATTAAAGTAATATGGTAAAAACAATAACGGTTAAATAATCTTTAATCGTTATTGTATTCTCGGACAATATTGGAGATGATATTATATATCTTATCAAGAAAATTATTCCTTTCAGCTACATCCAAATATGTTTCCCGCTTATCTTTTTTATAAGCCTTCACGGAAATACCATAAAGATAATAAAGTTGATCGTAAATCTTATGCCATATATCCCTCTGGTTGGTATTTGTAGCGGAAGAATATTTGTTTACCAATTGACGAATGTTGTTTCTCATAGACATTTCAGGAAGGACATCAGAGGACATTGACACAGACAGTAAAAGTTTACCATTCTCATCCCTTTCCTGCTCAATTGCATCAAGACGCTTCTCTACGTTATCAATTCTCCTACTTTGTTCAAGAAGAGCCTGTGCGGATTGAACAAGTATTTCAAGTTGTGACAATGGCTTTTTCTGTTCTTTCAGTGCCTTCTCCATCGCATTAAATGCAGCAATATAATCCAACTTGAATTTAAGAGCCTTTTTCCCTGTAAATCCCATCGCCAAAAGGGTAAATCCATCTCGGTTCATGATAAATATAGGATACTCCTGTCCATTTTGATCATTAATATACGTTGTTTCCTCAAACATAAGGTTGGCTGCATTTTCAGCACACCCCTTTATTAACTCACGGATAGAACTTAACACATTCTTGTGCTCTTTCCCAAACTTTTCAGCAACCAAAATACTATTGGTTAAAACTTGGTCATTCTGACCTTTAAAAACCAGTTCATTCATAACAATAAAAAAGTGCGCCTACTACGAGCTGTCAAATCAACCATAGGGTTTATTTCGGAGGCGTTTCCGCAGCTCCACTCGGTAGGCGCAATATCTTAATCTATACTACTACAATATGTCATGGCAAAAAAATAACTCCAATGATTGAAGTCACAGGAGTTTGCCTCTCCCATGATTGATTTGACGCTACAAAACTAAGTATTTTTTTTAAAACTGCAAAATTTAAAACGGCAAATCCTCCTTCATTATATCATCAGCCTGTTGCAGAAGGTATTCGTCAGGATTATACTTCCGTCTTAGGACAACTTGAAACAGCCTGTTCCTGTTCTCATCCCACGCGGAAGTGACGGAATAGCCTTCCTGGCGTATCATGTCAACCATCTTTCTCTTGCTGTAAGGTCTAACGCCACAGTCATTGCAGTATGCTATGTATTTCACATACAGGTCACGGTCACGGATAGCCGATTCCTCAATATCTCCAGAAGAATCATACCCCGAATCGTAAAGATACGACAGGACACTGTTGGAATCACGTCTGGCATTCTCCGTAACGGATTCTATCGTATAACTTCTCGTAAACTCACCCTTGTTCTTCACAAACCGTCTTGCACCCTCTATTATCCAGTTGATAATGGCTGCCGATTCCTTTGACAGCTTCAACGGAAGCGACCTGTCTTGCTCCGATTCCTTGAACACACGATAGAACGGAATGACAAGGGAGCGTCTGAAATGACCGTAAGTCTGGTCCGAAACAGAAGGCATCTTGTTAAGGTTGGCCATGAAAGGCGGCATCATGTCGGCAAGGAAAGGCTCACCGAACGGAAGGCGTGCCATAGTAGGCTCACCGGATATGAACTTCTTATACTTGCCACCGCTCACATCCTTCCCTCCCATCTCTGAGGCGTAGTTGAGCAGCTTGCCGTTTATCATAGCTATATTGTACTCGCACGTAGACTTGTCACCCGACAGGTCAGCCATCTCCATATAAGAAACATTATCCTTCCCTAGCGCGTTGACAACAGCGTCAAAGAACACCGACTTACCGTTACTACCACAACCGAGAAGGTAACACATCTTCTCCATCTTGATCTTCTTCCTGTCAACAAAGGCACACCCCACAAACTCCTGCAAGGCATCCTGGGTGTCCTTCACAGGAATCACATCGTCCAGGAACTTCTCCCACAACGGGCTGCGCGCCAACGGGTCATAATTGATATTGATACGTATGCACGATTCTATCATGGGCGAGAAATCGAACGTTTCCATCGTTTCCGTGTCAAGGACACAATTGTCAAAGGTGATGAAGTTACGCTTGGGATTGAATATCTCATGCGTCACGTTCTTCACAATGGTACGGTAGAAACGCTCGCTCGTATCGGTCATATACAGTTCGATAAGACCGTTTATCCGGCACAAGTCCATGCACAGGCGCATCAGATCCTCCTTCATCATGGGCACGAATATCTTACCGTCAAAAGCCATGATGGAACCGCTCCTGTGCCGTCTGAAATTGCACTCCCTGCACGCATCGGCTATGTCCATCTCAACCATAGCGGATATGGAACGCTTCCACTCGCCTTCATCCCTGGCTTTACGGAAGCCTCGACCACCGCCCTTGTCCGCCAGCTTTCCCATAACGGAATCAAGGATGTATTCATAAGAAGCCTTTGCAGATTCAGCGACAGTCATTTTCCCCTCCTTTCTCTACCGATTCTACCCGGTCAAGCGATTTCTCCCGGTCCACAACCTTCCCGAACATCACAACGGGATACAGGTCATAATCGTCCGTTGATATGTCAGGGCGTGCGTCCATATCATCAAGCGAAGAATACACGTCCGCGATGTGCTCCAGCTTCCGGCACACGATGGAATCACGTCTTATCCCATAATACTCTATAAGGTCAGCCATGTACTGTATGGTAATGTCCTTGAACCATGTGAACGCATCATCACGTGTCTTTGCACCGTCACAGCAGGTATTGAACGTGTACCCGAAACGCCTCATCTTCACGAAATAGCTGTTCCGCCACAACGACACCGACTTGTCCATCTCGTTCCCTGCATTGCGTATGGCGGTGACGATGCTTCCGGGCATGAGCGCGCACCGTGAAACGCGAGCGGCAGAAGGCTTCCCGTTCGCCCCGGTCCCATCCACCATATCCACATCGGGCACGAACCTTAGATCATCCACGCTCCTTCCGCCCACAACGGACGTGTCATGCCGCATGAGATAGTCGGCATCCACGATATGCCCGTACTGCCTTACCTGGTCCTCGCACCACGAAGCGAACTTGCGCAACGACCGTTTCCACTCGGAAGGAAGCACATACCCGTATCTAGAGCATATCTCCGCTATACGCTTTCTCTCCTTCTCCCATTTTCTCTTCATCTTCCTCTCGTACTCCAGCACCTCACCCTCCACGCTGACACCAGCGACCTGTGCAGCCATAGACTTTGCAGTTAAAGGTACGGGCACACGCTTGATGAATGACGCTTCCGACACGAACACAGCCTTTGTTCCGTCCTCCAGAGGCTCGTCAAGTTTGAGGAAACACTGTCTGTCCGCAACGTTAACGAGCGTAACCCATCCGAACAGCCGTGTCTGAACCCTCATACCCTTGTACCAACGTTCCCTGTCGGGCATTGCATCGGACAGGCATACGACACGTCTTGATTCGGGCAATCTAAGTTTAATCTCTATTTCTTCTTCCATATTTTACCTGATTTTACCTGATTTTACCTGATTTTACCTGCAAATATAGAGCAAAAAACAATACGAAAACTAGTAGTTAAATTAATTAACTACAAATGTTTATGTGATTAACAAATACGTGTCAAGGAAGATAGTTTATCTTTCTTTACACAAGATTTTTTACTTTCACGTCCACAGTATGATTTGAATAGGAAAAGTAAAAAATG